GACGAAGCGATCGATAAAGAATCCGAAGAGAACAGGGTAATAGTTGACGTATATAGCGGAGATGAGGAAGTGAGTACTAGCTCCACAGCAGCTTTTCCGATTGCGGATGAGATTATTCTGTCTGATGTGTCGCTGCCCTGGTACGGCATATGTTGACCTAATCCTAACCGTCGCAGAGCAGGATCTTTTGAGACCAGCGGATGAGTCACGTGTTCAAGGACAGATCGAGCTAGTATAGGAGAATATCTCGACGCCGCGATCGCAAGACTCCGACGGCTTAGTCGCGGCGATACTGAAGCTAAGACAGCAGGAACTATCAGTTCCCCGACGGCTAAAGAAAAAAGGCGGAGAACAGCTCCTACTCCTAGTTTATAAAACTCAAGCAGGTCTAGTCTCATAGTAGGACGCGAGTGACCTGACCGTGCAATGTTAATCGCTCGATACGAAACTTGAGATAATCCGTAACGTGCAAGAGTCAGTACAGCAGCATGTGCAGTGTCCGTGGTAACAGGACCACTCGCCTTTATCTTTACTATTGAGGTACTAACAGGTCCGGACACCTGCTTAACTGATAAGGAACTTTTAAATACTAGAGGATTCTTCTGGAGTCGGATAGGACGACTAGTCAGACTGCGAGGGGACGAGAATTCGTCCAGAGGGAGAGGATCTAACTCTCGTCCTTCGATTAGAATACAGACAGTGTCGAAGTAGACGGGATCTGTTCTCCCTTCGTGCTTTAGACAGAGTATTGCTGTATTGAACAAATTGAATTCTTGGAACATCAGCGGGAAGTCTTCAGTTGACATACTTAGATGATCAATGTGATTAGTGTTGTGAATACAATGTGTTGCAAATGTAGTTTGTCCGAGAAGTTTTGCGCTTCTCTCACCAACGCGAGCTGCATAACGATGACTAGAGCTTCCGCCAATAACCTGAGGAAGTAAATGGGTTATATCGGAGAGTCTGAGGTCACTACGTGTTAACCCGACCTCATCAATTAAGTTATTGAAATTTGGATCTCCGTGAGACTGAGAGACGATTAGCTGGAGCTTTCTTAACGCTTGTGAGCTTAGTTCTGATCCTACAATCTTGTACCCATGCTCTGATCGTTTTTCTCTGGTTGCGGTTCCTGTATAAGGTCTGTTCGAGCCTCGCGTGAAAGTAGGATCTGAGCGTTCTGGGAAGTATGCTGAGCATCTCGCCCCGCTAGTATGAACTCTAGAGAAAGACAGGTCAAAGTCTAGCGGAGAGTAGCTTGTAATCCCTACAATAGGTAGTCCCCATCTGCTCCTCAACGAGTTTACCCATGTGAACAGTGTTAGATTTTCAGGAACAGTTCCCCGGCTACGGCTCGTAAATCGAGCAATAATACTTGAGATTTGATTTTGTCCGCTTCGGATCATTATCTCTACGAGGGGACTTGAGTGATTTGATCGCGCTGAAGCTTGAAGGGTCCTAGTTGATAAGAACATACGAGAGAGCATTTCTTTAACGCCCGCAACTGACACGTCATAGATGTCCCGCAAAAGAACAGGGTTGAAAGGAGTTATCTCTGAAAGGCATGCTAGTAGGTCTTCTGAAAATAAAGAGACATCCTCTGAGACAATTTCTCTGATTGACTCATTAACCGTGATCCTCTTCAATTCTCGCAAAGATTCGGCTGCGACAGCATTAGCCGGGCTTGTTGGCTTCATTACAGGTATACCGTACGGATCTTGAATTAAGGTGCTTGCCTTAGGTAAAGGATCGAAGATAGCGGAGGAGTATGTTTCTCTGAGAATGCGTTTGCCCAGAGACCAATTCCGGAGTAACCACACAGACGATAAAGACTTCGTCAATGGATCAGCTCCGCCCTTATATAAGAATGATGCAGGACCTATTATTGGAAATCCTCCTAATTCTGATGGAAGGGTAAGGATGTATTCGATTAATGATCCTGGAAGCCCTCGAGGATAAACGGTAGATATTGACGACGCGAAAACCCCGCCAAGCTCATGGACAGATCCCAAGTACAAGGCGCTGTGCCACAGGGCTAACCAGTAACAGGACAATGGGGATCTACTCTTCTCTGCAGCCGCTTGTGCGCCAGAGAAGATTGCTCCTACGAAGTTAGCGACAGAAGGGAAGTCATCGGAGGAAGTAGGAAATAATCTACTACAGAACTTCTTAGTAGTGAAGTATTCGATCCCATTGATGTAGAAGTTTTTGCTGTAAGAGACTCCAGATGTTGATTCAACACACTCTTCTGGTTTGAGATCTTGATTCACGTCTTCACACGCTCGAGCTGCTCTGCGCTTGATTTCGGCCGACCAGTATCTTGCAGTGTCCGTTTGAGTGGACTCTTCAGGCACCGGAATAGTCGCTGCCATCACCACATTATCACCTTGAATCGTTAGTTGGAATTTAAAAGGTAAATCACGCAGATTTCGAACTATCATACCGTCGGTCAGGATAGACCACAACTTCTGTGCGAGTCCTTCTAGTCCGCCTATATGAGGTTTTCCAGATCCACCGCCCCACAGCAGAGGTCCTTCTGGAGCAGGTTCGAGATCTACTCCGTTTGGTCGATAACCTGCTACACGCACGAGAACTACACACAGTTCGAAGAATTTATGGACTTCTGAGTACGTCCTTTTAAGTCCGAACATGTCATCGATGTCTCGTCCTACAAGACCGACAACCTGGTGTCTCCATCTAAGGTTCCACCGAGAAAGATCAAACTCTAGGAAAAGTCTTACGAAGCTCTCATCATGAGGAGCTGACATGTCGTGGAAACGTTCTCTGACATCTTCGGCCGTGTCTGTCATCGTAATGTCGGGGAAATATTTCAGCACGGAGTCTGCGAGATTAGACTCTCTTACTGCCCCGCGGAATCTCGCTTCGAAGACTAGCATAGCGAACATACGCGCCGCTATCTTGAATTCGCGCTCCTTCGGAAACAGAGCAATAACCAGTTCTGCGAACCTGACCAAGCCGAGCTCCTGTCTCAATTGTATCTCC